GCCTGCCACCGCCGCGAGCGCGAAGGGGGGGTCTGCGGCGCGGCCAGGCTGGCCAGGGTCAGCGCCGCGGCCACCGCGGCCAGCAGCCTGTGCGCAACTTGCACGCGCCTGTGAATTGCTGGTTAGTGACTGCTTGCGCGCAATGCAGCGTGGATGCTGGAATCGTCCGATCATTATCAAAAGCCTAATCGCGACTATGTCCATTATGTTAAGTTATTCCATGCGTGCTCTGGCAGTTATGCACAGAAATGACAGTTATCCACAGGCAATCATCGCTGATCTGTGGATAAGTGGTCACTTATTTGCCCTCGCCTGTGGATAACTCGGCCTCGATGACCTCGGCATGGCGCAGTGCGTCCATGCGCATTGAGTGGATATTGACCTGGATCGCTGCCTGTTTGGTGCCGTAAACGCTCGGTTTCCACTTCTCAGCCAGCCACTGGCGCGTCTGGATGCGGACGCGAGCGTGCGCGGCGTGCTCCGGATCGGCGCTGTCCGCTATCGCTAGCGTCTCGCACGCAAGCTCATCGGCGGCCTTCGCGCGCGCACGCGCAATCATATCATCGCGGTCATTTTCCTCGATCCACTTCTCAAGCGCCCTGCGCCCGATTCCAAGCTCATAGCAGATTGTGCTGATCGGCTTGCCTGCCTCAAACATGGCAAAGACCATATCCTCGGGCAAATCCTCGAGCAACTCAAGATCCCGGCGCATCTTAGGTCTTCCAGCCATGTTTTTAGCCCCTTCCAGCGCTTTTAATGCGCTCAAGTACCCAACCCCAGCATTTAGCACAAAGTGCCTTAAATCGCTCGATTTTGTCCATGCTTGAATTTCTCCGCTGTTTTGCTATCAAACATTTTAGGTGCCTTCGTTGGCGCTGACAGATCAAGGTCATTGACAAAGTCATCAAAGCCCGTCTCACCCCCCAACTTCTCCACCTTGACCACCACCGGGTCAAACCTAGCGTACCTGATCTTGGCATCGACCACTGCCTGGTTGATGTCAGCCTCAATCAGCAGCTCGATCTCCTCCATGGACCAAACGTGCTGGCCTTCAACGTCTGGCCGGTTCTCGCGGTACCAGACTGCATCTTGCTTGGTAGCGACCACCACCATCAGTTTCCCATCTTTGCCCACACGCTCAACCGCGCCCACGGCAGGCCGCACAGGCACTGCGTGCTGGACTGCCCAGGCCTCGAGCGCCTGGTAAGCCCTGACCATGCCGGCTGCTGACTTCTCAAGCCTTTCACTGTCCCTGGCCTGACAAGCCTGCCAAACTCTTTGCTGCTGCTGCCAGAATTTCTCCCGAAACCCTGGATCAACTAAAGTACACAATCTGTCAGTGCCCCATTTCCGATCCTGATCCACCTTAACGCGATCAATCTCAGCCAACCACGATGCCTGCCTGATCTCAAAATCGGTTGCCGGGAAATCTGGCTTGACCCCACGACCTGGCATCCGACTTTTCCCCTGACCCACCTGATCCTGTTTTGCGCTCATCCTTTTACCTCCAATCCGTTAATCATCAATTTGCTAAACACTACACCAACAAAACACCACACCACACACCACACCACAAACAACCCCTTATAGGGGTGTTTGTGGTGTTTGTGGTGAATGTGGCACCACAACCTCACCACATCTGTGGTGTTTGTGGTGTTTGTGGTGGATGACATTGTCAACGTTCGCATGACTCATTCATCAACCAACGCAGCCAGTTTCCCGGCTTTCAGCAGCGCCTCTGCCTCAAATCCAGTGGTCACGTCCTTACGGTTTGCCCAAACGCTGCTGTTCCTGATGGTGCCAAATCCACTCTTTATGACGTGATCCTTGGCCCGGCCCCAGTACGTTGCGAGCTGGTTTGAGGTGACATCGGACCCGACCATGGCCGTGAATTCGGCCTTCCACTGCTCCAAAGTGATGGCATTTTTGCGCCCCTCTGGAGTGTCCATAATGGAGCCAAAGGTTTTAATTGCAACAATTAGTGACTTCTCGGCAATCTTCTGTTTTGCGCCAATTGCTTTGCCTTTTTCGGGCTTATTTTCTGCGTCTGCTGACCTCATCTCGCCCACCTCTGACGCCTCAATTACCAGGCTGGAGCCGTTCTCCAGGCCCAGATCTGACCTGTCAATGTCCACCGTGATGGCCTCAAACCCGTACCGTTGACCATCCTCACCGTCCTTTTGCTTGGACATGAGGATCACGCCTTTGCTGGTTTCGGGGAATCGCATGATCTCCATTTGCGTGTCCACGGCACCCAATAGACTGGAGTGCCCACGCAGCCCTTTTGTCGTGTCCTTGCCGGCGTGGTGCAGCAGCATGAGTGAGCACCTGTACCTGTTTTGGATCTTTCCTGTGGCCTGGATGAATGCCCCCATGTCATCACTCGAGTTCTCATTTCCCCCGCCAAAAGCCCTGGCCAGGGTATCAATGATGATCATGCGCAGATCGACACCCAGTTCCTTGACCAGCTCATCAATGGCCGAAATGAGCGCCAAGAAGTCATCAACGCTGGATCTGAGGTTGATCTGGGAGCGCACAACGTACACCTGGGCGTCATCTGGCGTGTTGTAGTGCTGCTTGATGGCGGCGATCCTGGCGCCGATACCGCCATGACCTTCACCGGCAATGTATAAGACTGGCCCAGTGCCGTTGATCTTGTTTCCCAACCAGTCACGGCCTGATGCGATGCACTCGGCAATGTCCATAGCAATGAATGACTTAAATGACGCTGGCGGCCCATACAGGGCCACAAATGACTTCTCAGGGATCACGCCTTCGACCAACCAGTTGACGGGTTCATCCTTGACTGACTGCCATGACTCGATCTTGAAGGGTTTGTACGTCTTGTCTGTTTCCTGGTGAACGTTGGCTGGTGCTGTTTGTGGTTGCACGGGTGATACTGTTTCTTGTGCCGCCACCAATCTTGCCGGGATCGTTACGTCATCTTGCGAGGTGATGGGTTGCGCTTGCTTGGCGAGTTCGGCCAGCTCTTGCCGGGTACCACCGTACTGATGGACCCACTCCCAGGCGTCATCTGTGGGTCTTTCAAGTGGCAGGTCGGCAATCCTCAAGGACTTCACGACAGGGATGAGTGCCGCTGCCACGAGCCGCGCATACTTCCAACCCGCTAAATCATTGTCTGGCAGCATGACAACAGTGGCCCCTGCAAAGTATTGGGTGATCTCTGCCGGCCAACTGCCAGACCCTGAATGAGCACTCGTGGCTATTGCGCCGATCTCCACCAGGGCATCTGCTGCCTTTTCACCTTCCACCAGGTAAATGGCGCGACCAGCTGTCTTTGCGTTCAGCAGCTCTGGCAGTCTGTATGGGACGATCCTGCAATCTCCCAGCGAGTAAGACTTTGACCCGTCTTTGTTGATCCTGGCCTGGCGGTAGTCTTTACCCTTGGTTGTTCCGGTCTTGAATCTCTGCTTGACAAACAATGGGTCACCGTACTCGTCCACATAAACCCACTCGTGCTCAAGGACTGGTGCCTGGAGCGCAGGCAGTGGTTTGATCGATGCCAATGGATCGCGTTTCTCAATCTCTGGCAGCAGCCCATAGTCCCTGATGGCGTGGAACAGCTCATGCTGATCGCACCCAGAGTGGCACTTGAACAGCGGTTTGCCGTCTTCGCCATCACTGATGCTTAGACTCGGGTTCTTGTCCCCGTGACCTTGTCCATGCGTTGGCAGTGGGCAACTTGCCAACCATCCTTTGCCAACTCTTTTCGCGTTGCCCAGCGCCTTTGCTATTTGTTCGGCTTGCATTTTTATTTATCTTCCTGTGAGAATTTGCCATGCGGTTGCTGCACACAATGGGACTTGTCCATTTCCAATGGCTTTAAGTCTGTCCACCCTAGCGGCCACCCCATCAGCCACTCGACCCACGTTGGGTTCAACTTCCCACCATTCCCTGCTCCCATAAGTCTGGCTTGCTCTATTCCTACATTTTTCTTGAGCAATTCCCAAGATCCCGATCCTCCGCACATTCCCTTGGTTCTTGGCGTTGGCCACGATCCAAATCCTGTCCCTTTTGTGGTTTGCCCCAATTTGTCGTGCTCCCAGCACTCCCCAGTTCGCATCGAACCCCATCGAGGCCAAGTCTCCAAGTACGGTCGAGAGTCCTCGGGTAGTAAGCATTGGGCTGTTTTCCACGAAGACGAATTGCGGTCCCACTTCGCAAATGATTCGTGCCATTTGCCGCCAGAGGCCAGAGGATGGCCCATCAATTCCTGCGCCTTTTCCTGCCGCACTGATGTCTTGGCATGGAAATCCGCCAGATACAACGTCAACAATTCCTCTCCACGGTCTGCCATCAAAGGTTTGTATGTCATCCCAAATTGGGAAAGGCGGGAGAATTCCATCATTTTGTCGGGCGCACAATACGCTTGCTGGATAGGGTTCCCACTCAACTGCACAGACTGTTCTCCATCCAAGCAGTTTTGATCCAAGTATTCCTCCACCAGCACCCGCGAATAAAGCCAGCTCATTCATATCCTTTCTTCTCCAGTTTTTTAATTCTTTGCTCCAATTCGTACACCCGCCGCGCCAACATGAGCACCAACAAGTGCCAGAATTCTTCTTTTGATTCCATGAGGGAAAAAAAAGCCGGGGACAGCGCCCCGGCCTTTGTCTCTTTACGTCTTAGAACAGATCCTCATCATTGAGCACAGCGGCCATGGCTGACTTTGCTGGCGCTTGCGCTGGCGCTGCTGCCTGTGGTGCAGGGAAGGGATCAAACTCTGATGGCGCATCAGCGTCCATGCCTGCTGGCCGATCAATCCAACCTGTCAGGGTGAAGTTCGGAATCCGGGTTGTGCCCTTGCCGATCTTCTCCATGCGTGAGCCTGTGTACTCGACCACAGGCAACTTGCCAGCGTTGGCCGCGTGCTGCTCTGAGCATTGCTTGTACAACTGCTCGAGGCCCATATTGGGGCCGACACCGTTTGAGGACCACTCAACAGTGCCTAGTGCCTTGGAATAAAACTTCACGTTGAACCCGCGCTTGTGGTTTGCGCTTGGCTGCGGACCCTTTTTGCCCAGGGCTGCATCTGGCTGCCAGTCACGCACGCCGACTCCCAGCTCGAGCCAGCCTGTTTGGACGTTGTCAATGTCAAAGACAACTTTGCCCAATTGGATTTCTCCATCGGCATTTGTCCAAGCATTTGCTTGAGGGGAAAAACGAATGTAGGAGCCGGAGCCGCCACCAGAGGATAGATTTAGCATTTGCTTTCTCGCTTTCAAGGTTTATGTGTCAATTGACACGGTTGGGGGAATGGGATTATTGGGCAAACTCAACGGCACGGCCTAGAGTCAAACCCGTGGATTCTTTTGTGGTGAGTTCATCCACCATGGACTTCTTGTCCTTGCCCAGCAGCTTTTCAGCCACGGCAGGCGTCACCATCTCTGTTAAGACCAGTTTGGACTTGTCAATGCCAGCGTCAGTGAGCGCTTGCAAGGCAGCAGCCTCATCAGTCCATTTGCGCGTTGCGCGCTTGGGAACCATCTGCCAGCCATGAATTGACTCACCTTTCCTGATGCGTTGCACTGCGTGCTCACGCACTGCGTCAATGAATTTCTCAACCACTGGCGCACGCTCCAAGAGGTCAGCGATCTGCTCAACTGAGAGGGTCAGCATGACGGCCTGGATCTGTTCCTTATCAAGTTTTGTCAGGTCAGGCTGGGCTGCCATGACGGCAAAGCCTTGCTGCTGGGCCGGGCAGACTACCTTTGCCGGGCAGTACTGGCAGGCTTTTTCGCTGGGGGTGGGTTCTTCATTAAAGACAGTGGCCTTGAGAACCGCCGGACGCAAGGTGTTTTGGTACCAGTTCCAGAGTTCCTCATACGTCATCGAGTGGCTGCGCACGTCACCGTGGTGGGGCTGCACAATGCGCAGCTCGATCTGCTGGGGCGGCGGGATGCCGTTCTTAGCGGCCGATCTGATGGCCCCCAAGGCGTAGATCTTCAACTGATCAGAGTCAGCGTCCACCCAGCCTTTGCCAGTCTTTAAGTCCGACACGATCAACTTGCCTTTACCCAGGCCAACAACGTCAGCAGTGCCGCCCAGTTTGAACGATTCGCTGTCCAGCACCGTTACGTACTGCTCGACCTTGACGTGCCCCAGCTCCTCATGCACGCGCTTGATCTCATCGAGGTGGAGCTGGGCATAGTCAGCGTTGGCCGCGGTCATGGTGATGCCTTCCACGGCCTTGCCGACATAGTCATGGGGGTTTGAGCCAGCCTTGAAACACAACTCTGCCAGGGCATGGATGGCCGTGCCAATCTGCGCAGCCTCCCCAGCGGGTTCTTGCTCGATGCCTTGGGACAGGCGCACGCTGGCCGGACAGGCGATCCAGCGCGATGCTGCTGACGGTCTTAAGATTATTTTTTGTTCCATGATTCTCTTTCTGCATCCTGTTCGTTGATGAATGTTGTGTAGATGAGCTGGCGCACTTCATTGCTGACTGCGTGTCCCAGGTCCTCGGGACTGAGCATTCGACTCAGCAGCAGCGTCTTGTCCTGGTTGGCGCGCCGGGCCTTCTCGAGTTCCTGAGTGAGCCAGACAATCTGATCCCTCATGGCTTTGCGTTCTGCGTCATCCATGTTTACGCCCCCAATGTGCAATGAGTGCAGCGTCAGCCCGGCCATCATCTTTGACGCGCTTGAAGAAGTATTCGTAATTCGGGAAAAGCTCCATGGCCCTGGCCCGGCTGGCATCTTTGCCAGGGCTGCGGCCAATGGCACGGGTCCAAGTGGCAGGGGCCACAAAAGTGACGGGCATCTTGAGCGCAGCCAAGATCCCCTCAATCATCCCGAATGACCGGCCAAACGAAAAGACACTTGTCACGCCTTGCCCGGCCATGGCACTCACGCGCTCAACGTAGACGTGGCAGTCTCTGCCTGCGTACAGGTTCAGCAGTTCGGCCAGCTCATTTGCGCTGACCTGGCGCTTTGCCTTCCCATTACGGTCGACAGTCATCACCGGCATATCGTGGATCTGGAGCGTGTCATCTGTGAGCACCGCGATGGCGCCCGATAGACCAGGGTCGATGCCAATGTGCCTCATTTGAGCGCCTCGTCCATGGCCTTGTTGAGCACTTCAAGCCTGGCCGCTACCAGGGCATCAGTGGCGTCATTGAGGCGCTTAACGCTGTCATAAAGGGGCTTGGTGCGGCCACTGAGCCAGCGACTGACCTGGGACTGGTCAATCTGCGCGACCCGGCATACGTCTGCCATTGTGTAGCCAGCGGCGCTGGCCTTGACCAGCACGTCTTTGATGGGGTTATCGGTTGTTTTCATGTCTTGCATGTTAACCCCAAATTGACAACTTGTGCAAGACCATGAAAAAATGGGGGCCAGACAACGCTGCCCAGCCCCCGAAGTGGCAACCGCATCGGGTGGAGTGCCCGGTG